ATGTTAATCCACCAAATGTTATTGCACCAGTATCTTCACTAACATATGAAAATATTACCAGTATAAATGATGTGTTTGGTTTCTCTGGTATTGTAACTGGTATAACAACAACTACTGGAACTGGTGGTCATCCACTCGCACTTAAGTTCTTCTTAAATGCTGATGTATCGTTTGCTCCACTGCTACAAGGTTATCCGATTAGTATTTTTGATACTAACGTTGGTTCTGGCGCAACCTCTGTTGATTCTGATGATTCTTCTATTGTTGGTATTGGAACTACATATTTGGATAATATTTACTACATCCACAGTATAGATTTTGCTGGTGGAAATGCTGAGATAGTAACAAATATTGCATCTGGTAGTCCAGTATCTGGCATATCAACCGTTGGTACTGGATTAACAAATGTTGGAAGATTTGGTTGGGGAAGACTAACTGGGTTTGAAAGATCCTCGTCTCAAATTGCAATTGCAGTTACAGGATTTACTGTTAATCCTGGTCTCACGACATTCCCATTCATTCAAAGAAGGGGTTATGGTTTAAGAGATGGTGGGGCACTCAGAAAAATCCTACAATAAAACCACATAAATAGAGAAAAAACTAATAACATGGCATCTATTGTCACAGATCAGTTTAGAATATTAAACGCTAATAATTTTGTTGAGTCTATCGCAGATTCGAATAATTCATATTATGTTTTTGTAGGATTAACAAATCCAACTCAAGTTGGATTTGGAAGAACCGATGATTGGGATACAAATGTCCCAAATCCAGTCGATTCTATTAATTATCTGAATCATAGTTATGATAACATGATTTATGGAAAGAAAGTTACTCTTTCGAATGTCAAGAGATTGGTAAGACGAGTTGATTGGACTCAGGGGTCAAGATATGAAATTTATAGACATGATTATACCATTAATACACCATCTGCAATAACACAATCTTCTAGATTGTATGATGCAAATTACTATGTAATGAACTCTGATTACAGAGTTTATATTTGCATAGATAATGGTTCATCTGGAATTAATACGGTAGGTAACGCATCACAAGATCAACCACAATTTACAGATCTTGAACCAGCAAAAGCAGGTGAGAGTGGTGATGGATACATATGGAAATACCTATTTACAGTTTCGCCTAGTGATATTGTTAAATTTGATTCAACCGACTACATCTCTGTCCCAAATAATTGGGATAACTCAACAGATGCTCAAATACAAGCAATTAGAGAGAATGGTGATTCCTCGGTCAATGAAAACCAGATTAAAAAGGTATATATTGAAAGACAAGGTGAAAACTACTCCAGTGGTTTGGGGCAAGAAGTTAATATATTAGGTGATGGTACTGGTGGTAAAGTTGTTCTTGATGTTGTGGGTGGTAAAATAACTAATGCTGTTGTTTCCTCTGGCGGCAAAGGTTATACATATGGAATAGTTGATTTGGGTCCAATAAACTCAAATGTCATTCCTGCAAAAGCAGCAAAATTAGTTCCGATTATCCCACCATCAAAAGGACATGGTTATGATTTATATAAAGAGTTGGGAACTGATAAGGTTCTAGTTTATGCCAGATTTGATGACTCCACAAAAGATTTTCCAGTTGATACCAAATTTTCACAAATTGGTATCGTAAAAAATCCAACATCTATTGGATCAACTAATGTTTTCCAGGAGAATCAATTCACATCATCATATGCTATAAAGTTTTCATCAGTTAATGGTACATTGAGCGTTGGTGATATTCTTAGACAACCCGTTACTGGCGGAATTGCTGTTGGTTACGTTGCTTCATATGATCTAGATACAAAAGTTGCAAAATATACCAGAGATAGGTCATTATATTTTAATGACGGATCTTTGGATCAAACAGATTATGTTGGCATCTCAACTGGAGGCAAAGTCTTAAATTTCGAATCCTCAGCAACGGTAATTACAACAGCTGGTGGTTTTTCTGGGTCAGTTGATGTTGGTTTTAGTGGAATCACAACAAATCCAACGGGAACAAGAGTTATAAATTTAGGAGTTCAGTTCACTAATGGTCTTGCTTCACCTGAAATAAATAAATCATCTGGTGAAATTGTTTATTTGGACAACCGCCCTTTGATAGCAAGAAATCCTAGACAGAAAGAAGACGTTAAAATTATTCTGGAATTTTAAAAAATGCCACAAAAGACTAATTTAAATATAAATCCATATTATGACGATTTCGATAAAAATGAAAATTTTTATCGAGTTCTGTTTAAACCTGGATTTCCAGTTCAAGCAAGAGAACTAACTCAATTACAGAGTATTCTCCAAAACCAAATCGAATCTTTTGGTAGTCATCTTTTTAAAGAAGGGTCTATGGTGATTCCAGGTGGAATTACCTATGACGATGCATATTATGCAATTAAGGTTAACCCAGATCATCTTGGGGTTGACATCTCTTTATATTTGGATAAGTTAAAAGGGGTTACGATTCAGGGGCAAAATTCTGGTGTAACTGCGGTTGTCGATAATTATGTCTTGCCACCAAATTTAAACGTCGAACAACCAACACTGTTTATTAAATATAGAAGTGCTGGAGCAGACGAGGTCTTTACAACTTTTGAGGATAGTGAGTTATTAATAACTCAATCAAATATACAATACGGTAATACAATTATTAACCAAGGTTCTACTGTAGCGACTGTTTTTTCACTGGGTGCTTCTGCTATCGGAACGAGAGTTAATCTTTCATCTGGAGTTTACTTTATTAGAGGAACTTTTGTAGATGTTCCAGAATCTCAAATTATTCTCGATCCGTATGATAATACACCATCATATAGAGTTGGTCTATCTATTTTAGAAGAAATCGTATCTGCTAGTGATGATGATACTTTGTATGATAATGCAAAAGGATTCTCTAATTACGCAGCTCCTGGAGCAGATAGATTAAAAATAACAGCAACTTTATCTAAAAAATCATTAAATGATTTTGATGATAAAAACTTTGTAGAATTACTAAGACTTGATAACGGAGCAATTAAAAAGTTCGTTGAGAAAACTCAATATAATATTATAAGAGATTATTTTGCAAAAAGAACATACGAAGAGTCTGGTGATTACGCAGTAGATAAATTTGATGTTGAGGTAGCAAATTCTTTAAATGATTTTATATCTTCTGATGGTGTATTTTTGAGCACCCAAAAAACAGACGAAGGAAATAATCCATCAGAAGATCTTTTGGCGGTAAAAATTTCTGCAGGAAAAGCATATGTCCGTGGTTTTGATGTAGAAACTTCTGGGACAACAATAATCGATGTAGATAAACCAAGAGATACTAAAGAAGTTCCAACATCACTAGTTCCTTTTGAGTTAGGTTCACTACTGAGAGTTAATAATGTTTATGGTACTCCGTATGTGGGTATTAATGAAACCACAAATACAGTAGAACTTAGAGATCGTAGAATAACTAATCCAACATCAGCAGCAGGATCTGCAATTGGAAAAGCAAGAGTTTATTCTTTCGGTCTATCAGAAGCATCATATTTAAACCCATCAACTCAATGGGATCTGTACCTTTTTGATATTCAAACTTACACAACATTAGAGTTAAACACTTCACTTGTTGCACAACAATGCCCAGCATCCTCTTTCATCAGGGGTGTGAGTAGTGGAGCAACTGGATATGTCGTTTCCGCCCCCGCAGGAACGTCTGTCAGTCTTTCTCAAGTTTCTGGAAATTTCATCGCAGGAGAACAAATTTATATTAATGAAACTCTAGAATTTTCTAGATCAATTAAAAAGGTAAAAGATTATACTATCGATGATATAAAGTCAGTATATCAAGCAAGTACATCTATTACTGCACAATTAAAGACAATTTTTAATGCTGATGTAGTTCTTCATCAAAAAATTGCGCCAGGTTTTAGTATTACAGATAATATTTTTATATCAACAGCAGGTGTCGCAACTTGTGCTGGAAGATCATTCTTAGGTATTAGATCGGATACTATTATTAGATATCAAGAAGTTGGAGTTGCAACGGCAAAGTTCAATAGAGTTTCCTATGTTTCTGCTGATGGAAAAACAGCACAATTAGTTGGCATCTCTAGTGATGTAGTAGGTGTTTCTTTGGGATCACTACCAAGTGCTGCATTTAGTGGACCATTCTCAATAGCAACTCCAATTTTAAGACAAAAAGAAGATATCACATTAACATCTCAACTCAATTCAACAAATATTGAGAGAGTTAATCTTTCACAATCTAATCTTTTAATCAGTCATCAGTTAAGAGAACTTAGTACAGATGCTAATGGTGATTTGGTCGTTAACATTTCAGCAACTGGAATTACCAGCGCCTTCTTCGAATCTTATGATGCGGATCGCTATTCTGTCCATTATGCTGATGGAACAATAGAAGATTTGACATCAGATCAGTTTGAATTGACTTCGAATAGTACATCATTAACTTTAAGTGGATTAAAAGTTAGTCAGTCAAACAATGTAACTCTTAATACGACGGTTAGAAAAATCTCAGTTAAAAATAAGCAAAAGAGATACATAAGAAGTGAAAAATTAGCAGTTACTAGAACTGTTTCTGCAGCGTCAACTAATATTACTGGTTTAACAACTAGTTTCTATTATGGTGTTAGAGTTGAGGACCGAGAGGTAAGTCTTAACTATCCAGATGTTGCAAATATTATTGCTGTATACGAATCTCTAGATCAAAGCGCACCAGTTCTGGATAAATTAACTTTTGTTTCTGGATTAAATTTGGATACTGCATCAGTTGTTGGTGAAAAAATAACTGGAAAGACCAGTAATGCGGTAGCACAATTAGTAACTAGATCTTCATCCGTAGAAGTTGAATTTGTCTATTTAAATAGATCTAAATTTATTTTGGGTGAGGAAGTCACTTTTGGCGAATCCAATATCCAATCAACAATACAGGGAATAACTCCTGGTCAATATTTAAATATATCTGATAGATATACCTTAGATAAAGGGCAGAAAGAGCAATATTATGATTATTCCAAGATAGTAAGAAAACTTGGTCAACCAGCACCCTCTAAAAGATTGCTAGTTATTTTTGATAGATATGAAGTTCCAATAAACGATACTGGAGATTTATATACCGTAAACTCTTATGATAAAGAGAGATATCAAAAAGATATTCCGACATTACCAGATGGAACCAGATTGTCTGATGTTTTAGATTTTAGACCAAGAGTTTCATATTTTGATGCTTATACATCATCACCATTTGATTACAATACTAGATCTTTTGGTTCTGTAACGTCTAACACGACTCTTGTTGTTGCTCCTAACGAAAGTTCTTTAATTGGTTATTCTTATTATCTACCAAGAATTGATAAAATCGTTCTCAATAAAGAGGGTCAATTCTCTTATCTCAGAGGAACTCCATCTGATGCACCAAAAGCACCAGAAAATGCAGAGTTTGCAATGGAAATTGCAACAATTACTCTGCCAGCTTATCTCTATTATCCAAGAAAAGAAGCAAAGATTACTTTGGTGGATAATAGAAGATATACAATGAGAGATATTGGAAAATTAGAAGATAGAATTGAAAATTTAGAAATTGTAACTTCTTTAACTTTACTGGAGTTGGATACAAAAACCCTTCAAGTTCAGGATGCTGATGGTTTAACCAGATTTAAGTCTGGATTCTTTGTTGATGATTTTAAAGATAATGTATTGTTTGGACCTGGTACAAAAGCGGACATCGATGTTAACCAAAGTCTATTAATTACTGAAACCGATCTATATTCATTCCAACCACAGTTGGCATTGGACCCATCAGTTGATGAAAATACTGCAGATTTTAGCACTGATTTACCACTGTTAGATCCAAATATTAAAAAAACTGGGGAAATGCTTACCCTAAACTATGAGGAAAAGGGATGGATTGAGCAACCCCTTGCATCTAGAGTGGAAAATGTAAACCCATTTAATATGGTTGCATTCTTTGGATCTGTTATCCTTAGACCTAATTCTGATACTTGGGTTAGAAATGTTTATGTTCCTGGAGGAACTAGACAAGTAACGGGTGGAAGTGATTATGAATATATTGAGAATATTAAGATTGCATCCGAACCAGAAAAGTGGATGAGATCTAGGAATATTGAGTTTGTTGCTGGTGGTTTAAGACCAGGAGACAACTATTATACATTCTTAGATAGTGTAAGTGGTATTGATATAATTCCAAAAGTTTTGGAAATTGAAATGCAATCTGGGGTTTTCCAGATCGGAGAAACTGTTGAGGGTTATGTTGGCAATGAAAGAATAATCAGATTTAGAGCTGCTTCTCCAGTACATAAAGACGGTGCATATAATAATCCATCTAGAGAATAT